AGCAGAACGAGCAGCAGCAGAACGAGCAGCAGCAGAACGAGCAGCAGCAGAACGAGCAGCAGCAGAACGATGGACGCTATCGGATAGGGAATGGAAAATAGTTGGGAGCCTTGGCGATGATTCCGTTTGATTACAATTCTCCCAACTGGAGAAGAAAGCGCCTGCAAATATTAAAGCGTGACGGATATATGTGCCAGCACTGTAAGAGGTATGGCAAAGCAGTACCGGCAACAACCGTCCACCACATCCAACATGCTGACGAGTACCCAGAGATGGCCTTTGCCGATAAAAATTTAATTAGTCTCTGCGAGGGATGCCACAACAAACAGCACCCGGAAAAGGCTGCGGCGGCAAGGGGCCGTTACTGATATCCCCCCCTATCCGTTGCGCCTTCCGCCTGTCTATGGGGACCGGCGGGGGGAACTTTTTCCAACTCTACGGTATATTTTTGAGAAAGGGGAAGCCATGACAAAGGAAAAATGGGTTGAAACTATCGAAAAACAGATGGAAAAACTCGGTACGGCCGACCCATCTTATCAATCTGCGGTAGAAACGCTTGCAGAGATACTGGAACAGCGGGATAAGACCAAGGCCGAGTTCAAAAAGTCCGGCGGTAAGTCCGTCATCGAATATACCAACAAAGGGAACGCCACAAACATGGTAAAAAACCCTCTGTTGATTCTGTGGGACGACCTCAACAAGAGCGCACTGGCATACTGGCGCGAATTGGGGCTTACTCCATCGAGTTTCCGCAAAATGACCGGCGGAGTGAAGGAAAAGGAGGAAAAGGGCGGCCTTGCCGCTGCTCTTGCCAGCCTTGAGACAGATTAAGGGTAAGAACTGGCCCGTAGTCCTTGAGTATGCCGAAAGCATCAGAGACGGGAGAAAGGTCGCTTGCAAGGAATTGCGGCAGGCTGTTGACCGTTTCTTTGCTGACCTCGATAATGACGAGTACGATTTCGCGCCGAAAGGGCCGGAGTTCTGTATTCAAATCATCGAAAAGACCCTCTGCCACCAGCAGGGGGAAAAGCTGGACGGTACACCGCTCCGGGGAAAGCCGTTCCTGTTGGAGCCGTTTCACAAGTTTATCATTTACAATCTTTTAGGGTTTAAGCTGAAGGGCACCGATGTGGTGCGGTTTCACGAAGCCCTTATTTTTATTCCTCGGAAGAATATCAAAACCAGCTTTGCAGCTTCCCTCGCCTGGGCGTTGTCCCTTTGGTACCGGCGCAGCGGCTCCAAAACATACATATCGGCCGCAGCGCTGATGCAGTCCCTTGAAAGCTTTAATTTCTTGGATTACAACATCCGGCTCATGGGCGAGGATGAGAAGCATGGCGGCGGGGTAAAGATCATCGATAACAACAACGAGCACTCGATGGAGGCAGAGCTTCCAGACGGATCGTTTTTCATTCGCGCATTGGCCGCAAACCCGGATGCACAGGATTCTCTTAACTGCAATATTGCGATCTGTGATGAGATCCACGCCTTTACCAAGCCAAAGCAGTACAACCTTTTTAAGGAAGCTATGAAAGCCTATACCAACAAACTGCTGATAGGTATTTCCACGGCTGGTGATAACGAACAGGGCTTCCTTGGACAGCGGCTGCAATACTGCCGCAAGGTGCTGGATGGCACTATCAAGGACGAACAATATTTTATCTTTATGTGCTGCGCCAATCCGGATGAGGAGGGCAACATCGACTATACAAATCCTTTGGTACACGAGATGGCAAACCCGGCCTATGGGGTATCCATCCGACCGGAGGAAATCCTCAACGACAGCCTGCAAGCACAGAACGACCCACAGCAGCGAAAAGACTTCTTTGCAAAGTCCCTTAATGTCTATACCGGAGCGATCAAGTCCTATTTCAACCTCGACGAGTTCCGGCGGAGCGATGAGAAATATAACTGGACGCTGGACGAGCTTTCCAAGCTCCCCATAGACTGGTACGGCGGTGCAGACCTATCAAAGATGCACGACCTAACGGCGGCTGCGCTTTTTGGAAATTACAAAGGTGTGGATATTATCATCAGTCACGCTTGGTTCCCGGTGGTGCAGGCCCATGTTAAAGCGGACGAGGACGGCATACCGCTTTTTGGCTGGGCTGATGATGGTCTTTTAACCATGTGTAACAGTCCGACCGTAAACCACGCCGATGTTGTCAACTGGTTTGTTACAATGCGAAAGCGCGGTTTCCGAATACGACAGGTGGGGCATGACCGTAAATTCTGCCGAGAGTATTTCATTGGCATGAAATCGGCTGGGTTTAACATTATCGACCAACCGCAGTATTTTTACAGGAAATCAGAAGGTTTCCGGCATATCGAGCAGAGCGCCAAAAATGGGACGCTGTACTATATGCATTCCGAAGCCTACGAGTATTGCGTTGGGAATGTCTCGGCCATCGAAAAGACTGACGACATGATCCAGTACGAAAAGGTAAGACCGACAAATCGAATTGATGTGTTCGACGCCTCTGTATTCGCCACAGTGCGGTATTTGGAGGCTTTGGATAAATCTAAAGCAGGAAAGAAATGGTGGGGTGATAAATGAGCATGGCAAATTTTTTTGAGCGCTTCCGCTCTCGGGATAAGCCCCAAACGCGGAGCGCTGTATGCCTGTGTGATGGAACCGGCTGGAAAGACCTGACCTGTTCCGGATATACAGACCTTGCACACAACCCGGAAATCTGTGCCGCTGTTGATAGGATTGCGTCCTTAATCGGAAGCATGACAATCTATCTGATGCAAAACACTGACGGTGGAGACATCCGGGTAAAAAATGGGCTGTCTCGTGTGGTTGATATCGAGCCAAACAGCTACATGGGACGGTCAAACTTTATCCAGTGGATCATCAAAACAATGCTGCTGGATGGCCGGGGGAACGCTGTGGTGCTCCCAAAGACCCGGAAGGGCCTGCTTCGGCGGCTTGACCCGATTCCGGCGGCGTTTGTGGCATTTGTCCCGAATGGGGAACGGTATTACAGCATCGAAATATCCGGGAAAACCTATGACCCGAATGATGTACTGCACTTTGCCATCAATCCGAGCAATTACTACCCATGGCAAGGTACTGGGTACAACATTGCGCTGGCGGATGTGGCAAATAACCTCAAGCAGGCGGCGACAACAGAAAAGGGCTTCATGGCCAGCGAATGGAAACCGTCCCTCATTGTCAAGGTTGACGCTATGATAGACGAGTTTTCCAATCCGGAGGGTCGCGCAAAGCTCCTTGAAGAATTTGCGGCATCCAACAAAGCCGGGGAGCCTTGGCTGATTCCTGCCGAGCAATTCTCGGTGGAACAGGTACGGCCCCTTACCCTGTCTGATCTTGCGCTGGCGGACTTCGTAAAACTGGATAAAACGACGGTGGCAACCATTCTCGGTGTGCCGCCTTTTGTTTTGGGCGTTGGCGAGTTCAAGCGGGACGAATGGAACAACTTTATTTCTTCCCGTATCATGCCGATTGCGCAGATTTTGGAACAGGAGTTTAGCAAAAAACTGCTTGTATCTCCGGATTACTTTTTCCGCTTTAATGTGCGATCCCTCTACAACTACTCCTTGGAGGAAACCATCAAGGCGGGTGCTGAGATGGTTGACCGAATGGCCATGACGCGGAATGAGTGGCGCAGTTGGGTAGGGCTTCCTCCGCATGAGGGCATGGATGAGCTTTTGGCCCTTGAAAACTACATTCCCGCTGACCGTCTCGGCGATCAGAAAAAACTAAACGGAGGAGGTGAGTAAATGGTAGGAGCAAGACAGGCAATCAGCCGCAGCGGCGACTTCAAAACCCGCGCTGCCGATGGAAACCTTTACATTGAGGGCTATTTCGCCACCTTTACCGGCGAATACCGGATGTGGGATAAAGCCATCGAGCGCATTGACCGAGGAGCCTTTGATGGTACCCTCGGTGATGATATTCGGGCGCTGGTTAACCATGATACCACAATCGTGCTTGGCAGAACAACAGCTGGTACACTGACCCTCCGCGTTGACGATTTGGGCCTTTGGGGGTCCATCCTCATTAATCAAGCGGATCAGGATGCCATGAACGCCTATGAGCGCGTAAAGCGTGGGGATGTTTCCCAATGTTCTTTCGGCTTTGACATCCTTGACGAGGAAACCGAAATCCGGCCAGATGGCACAACCGTGTGGACTATTCGCAAAGTCAAACTGTATGAGGTATCGGTCGTTACCTTCCCGGCCTACGAGGACACCATGGTAGAGGCTCGGAAAAAAGACCTTGAAAAGATCAACGAGCGCAAGCTCGACCAATGGAGGGCCGAAGCCCTCAAAAAGCTAAGAAAGGAGTGCTGACATGGCACTGAAATCCATTATGATTGCCAAAAAGCTGGAACTGAAAAGAGCAGCTTTTGAGGCGCTGGTAGCTAAAGACGCAGAATTTGCAACACGCTCCGCTGAAATCGAAAAAGCAATCGGCGAAGCCACCACCGATGAGGAGCAGCAGGCTGTTGAGGACGCCATGAACAAATTTACCGAGGAACAGGATGCCCACAACGCCGAAAAAGAAAAACTGTCCGCAGAAATCAAGGGCCTTGAGGAAGATTTGGAAAATGCCGAAAAGGATCCTCCCAAGGCTGAACCCAAAGCAGAAAAGAAAGACGAAAGGAATGATTTTACCATGAATACCATCAACATTCGCTCCCTCCCCATGAATGTGCGCGCCTTTGACGCTCTTCCCAAAGAGCAGCGTGACGCTATCGTAGCCCAGCCCGATGTGCAGACCTTCTTTGCGGAGCTTCGTAACGCTGCCCGCAGCAAGAGAGATATCACCGGTGGTGAGCTGACCATCCCTGTTGTATTCCTCGACCTCATTGCCGAGAATATGTATCGCTACTCCAAACTGATGCGTCGGGTCCGCATCCGCAATGTCAATGGCGAAGCCCGTCAGACCATTGCCGGTACTGTCCCCGAGGCCGTTTGGACTGAAATGTGCGGTGCCATCAATGAGCTGACCTTCAGCTTTAACCAGATCACTCTTGACGGCTTCAAGGTTGCCGGTTATGTTCCTGTTTGTAACTCTCTGCTGGAGGATAACGATGTAAACCTCGCTTCCTGGATCGTCGAGATGCTGTCCGAGGCTATCGGCCTTGCCAAGGATAAGGCCATCCTGTATGGTAAGGGCGCCGGCCAGAAGATGCCTCTCGGTATCGTGACCCGTCTGGCTCAGGAGAGCAAGCCCAGCGATTACCCGGCCAATGCTCCGGCTTGGGTTGACCTGCATACCTCCAACATCATCACCATTCCCACCGCTTCTACCGGCGAAGCTTTCTGGGCTGCGCTGGCTGTTGCTGCTGGCAACACCTTCACCCGTTATTCCCGCGGCGAGCGCTTCTGGGCCATGAATAGCAAGACCCTTGCTACTCTGCAGTCCAAGGCAATCCTTGCTACCGCTCTGGGCCGGTATGTCACCTTTGACGGTATGACCATGCCCATCATCGGCGGTGATGTGGAAATCCTCGAATTTATCCCCGATGGCGACATTGTTGGCGGTTATGGCGATCTGTACCTGTGGGCGCAGCGCTCCGGCATGTCCATCGAAGCATCCCGCGAGGTTCAGTTCATTCAGGACAACACCGTATTCCGCGGCAAAGAGCGTGCTGACGGTATGCCCGTTATCCCCGGCGCTTTTGTGGCGATCAACATTAACGGCGCTTCCGTAACCACCTCCATGACCTTTGCGGCTGATACCGCCAACAACGCCAAGCTGTCCGCTCTGACTGTCGGCAGCCTGTCTCTCAGTCCCGCATTTGACGGCGATGTTCTGAGCTACACCGCTACCGCTTCCGCTGCGACTGCTGCCGTAAACGCCACCACCGAGGTCGCAGGCGCACAGGTTGCTATCGCCTACAACAACGCCAATGTGAAAAACGGCGGCACTGTTACTTGGCTGGCTGATGGCACTGCCCATCCTCTGACCGTAACCGTGAAGAACGGCAACGAGACCGTAGTCTATACCGTAAATGTAACCAAGGCTTCCTAAGGGGGGTTAAAGCATGACAGACGCTGATATCCTCGTGATCTTGAAGGTTGATTTGCAACTTTCCACAACAGCGCTTGACGATTACCTGTCGGCGTTGATCGCGTCTGCCAAGGAGTATATCGCTACCGAGGGAATCGTACTTTCCACCAGCACCGGTGATGCTATGCTGGTGGAGATGTACGCAGCCTACCTTTACCGGCAACGCAGGGAAAAGGTCGTAGCAATGCCCCGGATGCTCCGGTGGGCACTCAACAACCGGCTGTTTGAGCAAAAGGTGGGTGGTTGATTTGGATGATCTCATTACATTGATCTCCCAAACCTTTGAGCAGAACGATATCGGGGTACAGATTGCCACAGAAACCACAACACAGGTCTGGGCGCGGCTGCAGTCCGCTACACGGGCGGAGTTCTATTCCGCCGGTCAAAACGGCTTGCAGCCGTCCCTTGTGGCGGTTACTCCTATCGCCAACTATGCTGGGCAGAAATTAGCCGAGTGGCGCGGCACACGCTATTCCATTTATCGCACCTATTTTGCAACAGGCAGCGATGAAATAGAGCTGTACCTTGAGGAAAAGGTGGGCAACGATGTCGAAAACGGTTAGACCGGATGAGTTGGCAACGGCGATCCTGTCCGAACTGAAAAACTATGACCAGGCCGTTACGGATGGCGTAAAAAAAGAGGTTCGGCAGGTGGCAAAGGAATGCCGCCAAGACATTGTGACCGGCAGCCCGGTACAGACCGGCGATTATAAGGCCGGTTGGCGTGACAAGGTCGCATATGAGAGCTACAGCGATATCCGTATGCGAATTTTCAACAAAACGGATTACCAGCTCACGCACTTGCTGGAACATGGTCACGCAGGCCCAGGCGGAACCGCAAAAGGCTCTGCCCGCCCATTCCCCCACATCGGCCCAGCGGAGCAAAAGGCAGAGCAGAAACTATTAACCCGTGTAAAGGTGGTGATTAAGAAAGGATGACACTGCAAGAGGTCAATTCCCTGTTAAAACAGACGAGGATGCCCGTAGCTTACGGTTACTTCAATAAGCCGCAAAAGTTACCGTATATCCTATATCGCGTCTCCTACTCCAATAATTTTGGCGCTGACAATGTGGTATATCACCCCATCAACCATATACAGGTTGAGCTTTACACAAAAGATAAAGACCTAACAGCAGAGGGCAAAGTCGAACAGGCTTTGTCCTCTCTGTTTTGGCAGAAGTCCGAGAGTTACATTGAAGATCAGCAGTGTAACCAAGTAGTTTATGAAATCGAGGTGTAAAAATGGCTGATAAAGTTAAATTCGGTATCTCGAATGTCCATTACGCTATCCTCGACGGGGAAAATAACACCTATGGCACTCCCGTAGCCATCCCCGGCGCAGTTAGCCTGTCTTTGGAGCCTTCCGGCGATACCACACCGTTTTATGCGGACAACATTCAGTATTTCGTAGCCGTGGCGAACAGCGGCTACACCGGCGATCTTGAAGTCGCCGTTTTCCCCGAGGCATTCCTCAAGGATGTTTTCGGGTACACTCTTGACACCACCAGCAAGGTGATGATCGAGAATGCAAACATTCAGCCCAAGTCTTTCGCCCTGCTGTTCCAAGAGGAGGGCGATGTGAACGGGACGAAGTTTGTTCTTTACAACTGCACCTGCACTCGGCCTACCCGTGAGCTGAACACCACGACCGAGAGCGTAGAGCCGCAGACGCAGACCGTCAGCATCACCGCTTCCCCGCTGGCAAACGGCAACTCCCTTGCCTACACTACGGCGGAGACCCCGGAGGCGACCGTGAACGGCTGGTACAACGCCGTATTCACTCCGACGACTGGAGGCTGAAATGAACAAAGTAATCGAGATCGACGGAAAAAGTGTAGGGTTGTGCGCTAATGCGCTGACCCCCCGCATTTACCGCCATAAGGTGGGTCGGGACATTGTCCGTGACCTGCAAAAGTTGCAGGCTGCGGCATCTTCGGAGGATGGTAGTTTCTCCGTAAACGACCTTGAAATCTTCGAGGATGTCGCATTTATCATGGCGCGGCAGTATGACGGGAGCATCCCCGACAATGTGGATGAGTGGCTTGAACAATTCGAGATGTTCTCCATCTACAAGGTACTGCCTGCCATCTTGGAGCTGTGGAGCCTTAACAATAAGACCACCGCAGTACCAAAAAAAAAATAAAACAAACGGTGCGTGAGCCCACCGGGTCTACCTTTATGCTCCGCTGCGCTGAATTGGGTTTGACCGATGAAGCGCTGTCGGATATGACTTGCGGCATGGTCTACGATTTGATGATCGAAAAGGCTAATGACGCAGAACAGTACGCCATAAAGGGCAGGCCCGGTGGTTTGCGCGATTTCTTCGCAGGAGGTGGTAAGATTGGCTGAAAATGTTAAAGGCATTGTTGTCGAAATCGGCGGCGATACAAAGGGATTGTCGAAAGCGATCAGCTCGCTGAACAGCGAAATCCGTGGGACACAATCGGAGCTTAATAAAGTCAATCGCCTGCTGAAACTCGACCCGACTAATATTGACCTGCTCAAACAAAAGGAGCAATTGCTCGGGGAACAAATCAAAAATACAGAAAACAAGGTTGAAAGCCTCCGAAACGCCAAAAAGAAAGCGGATCAGGAAATGGCGGACGGCACGGAGATCAACCAAAAACAATACCGTGAGTTAGTCCGGGAACTGACCAGCGCCGAACTAAAGCTGAAAGACCTACAGGCCGAAGCGTCCAAGAGCCGTGCGGCACTTGCACAGGTTTCAGCAGTTACAGGCGAAATAGCAGAAAAGTCCGGGAACATTGCAAAGAAGTTTGCACCGGCATCTTTGGCCTTTGCAGGCGCAGGAGTGGCAGCCACAAAAGCGGCTGTAGAATTTGAAAGCGCCTTTGCTGGCGTTGAAAAAACAGTAGACGGCACTACAGAGCAGCTTGCGGCACTCCGGCAGGGCATATTGGACATGGCAGAAGAAATTCCTGCGTCCACTACGGAGATTGCGGCGGTTGCGGAAGCTGCTGGACAGTTGGGTATTGCCACCGATGATGTACTTGACTTTACCCGCGTTATGATCGACTTGGGTGAAGCAACCAACCTTTCCGCTGATGAAGCTGCCTCTGCACTTGCCAAATTTGCCAACATTACCGGAACGACCGCTGATGAATACTCCAAGCTCGGCAGTACCATCGTTGACCTTGGCAATAACTTTGCCACAACAGAGCGCGATATTGTTGAGATGGCTACACGCCTTGCGTCTGCTGGTACAGTTGCCGGGTTGTCCGAACAGGATATCCTTGCATTGTCTACCGCAATGTCCTCGGTTGGCATCAACGCAGAGGCAGGCGGTACGGCAATGACCCAAACAATGACCGCAATAAGCAAGGCTGTGTCTGCCGGCGGTGATGATCTTGAAACATTCGCAAAGATCGCTGGTGTATCTGCTTCTGAATTCGCAGATATGTGGGGCAATGAACCGATAGACGCAATCAGTGCTTTCATCGGCGGGCTTGGGAAGATGAACGAAAATGGAGAGGACACAATCTCCGTATTGGATGAATTGGGGCTCTCCGGGATTCGCCAGTCTAATATGCTTCGCGCGTTAGCCCTTGCATCCAATGTATTGGACGATGCTGTTACAACCGCAAATACTGCATGGGACGAAAATATTGCCCTCTCCAACGAGGCAAGCAAAAGATACGCAACCACCGAAAGCCAGATGAAAATACTCCGAAACGGGCTCAATAACTTGGCGATTTCCATCGGTGATATCCTGCTGCCGATTATCAATAAAATCGTCGCAGGGCTTCAAAATGCAATCGATTGGTTTTCAAACCTCGACGATGGGGTCAAAAAGACGATCCTTATTGTCGGCGGTCTTATTGTGGCGATTTCCCCGATTGCAGGTATTATTTCAGGAATTGCCGGAGCCATCAGTTTTATAACTGGAACGGTTATCCCGGCGCTGATAACGGCCATAAATTTCATAATTGCAAATCCTATCGTGCTGCTCATAGCGGCCATTGTAGGACTTGTTGCGCTGATTGCAACAAAGGGCGACGAGATACAGGCCATCCTCCAGCGTGTGGATGATTTCTTGCAGGGCGTATTTACGACGGATTGGTCGGAATCGTTTGAAATATTGGGGGAAATCTTAAATTTCTTCTTCGCAACAGTAAAATCTATTTGGGATTCCATAAAGGCCGTTTTTGACGGTATTATCGATTTTGTTCGTGGCGTTTTTACTGGAGATTGGGAAAGAGCATGGACAGGTGTTCAGGAAATCTTTAAGGGCATCTTTACGGCCCTTGTGGCGATTGCAAAGGCTCCTCTTAATGGCATCATCGGCCTTATCAACATGGTTATTGACGCCATTAACTGGATGATAAACGGCCTTAACAGCATTCACTTTGATGTTCCGGATTGGGTGCCTGTGCTGGGTGGTAAATCGCTTGGCTTTAACATCCCGACCATTGGGAAGATCGCATACCTTGCGAAAGGCGGCATCTTATCCTCCGGCAGCGCCATTGTTGGAGAAGCTGGCCCAGAACTGCTTACCATGGCGGGTGGGCGTGCTCATGTTATGCCCCTCAACGGTGACGCAGGCCGTGGTGGAATTACCATCGAGATGAACAACACCTTTAATGGTTACGACAACGCTGCTGGTGAAGCTGCTGCCCGCAATTTGGTGCAGGCAGTAAACCGCGCACTCGGGAGGGCCTACTAATGAGAAAATTCAAGCTCCAAAACAATGTAGGCGCCGAGTGGGATTTGATGGATAAAACTTCGTACCTTAACGCGCCAGGCGGTTTGGGATTTAGCAAAACCTATTCCGCCATTCAAGCGGGTAGTGCTTGGCTCGTTTCGGACGAATACCTCAATCAGTATTCTGTCACCGGCGAGATGATCTTCTTTAACTATGCAAGGTATCAGGCGTTTATCTCATTCATCACCAAAGGGCCGCTGTTTCTCATGTACTCTCCACTTGATACTTGGTACAAGATCAAGTGCGATGTGCAGACTGCGGATAAATCCGAGTTTAAGTCGGGATATCTTGCTGTGCCAGTTACCTTCCTCTGCTTTGGTACTTGGCACGAAGCTATTGTTTCGTCCAAGGTTCAGCCATCCGGTGTAAACGGAAAAACATACAGCTACACCTATCCTTACACTTATATCGAAACGATCTCCGGCTCTGCAAAGCTCAAAAACGGCGATCTTCCTTCTCCCTGCAAGCTGCAGATATTCGGGCCTATTGTAAACCCAGCGTGGGCGCTTACAAAGGCCGGTGTTCGTGTTGCGGTTGGTAAGGTAACAGCTACCATACCGGAAGGGCATAAGCTCGTTGTTGACGCCGATCCATCCACGATGGAAATTGCAGAATATACCATCGAGGGGACATTTGTGCAAAACCTGTACCAGTCCAGCGACTTTTCGACCGGAAGATTTATCTATGCTCCGCCGGGAGAAAGCACTTTGACATTTTCGCACGACGGAACATCGGATATAACCGCATATGTGGAGGTGGAAAAACTTGCGTACTCTGTTTAAGTGTGAAGTGTTCGCTCGTGATTATACTTTCCGCAGCTTTGCGCCGATTGAAAGCCCGGAGATACAGTTTGACTACCTAACGGCGGAAAAAACCACTCTTCGGGCGGTTAAAATCGATGCAAAGAAAGGCGATTTTATCAGCGTGACCGACCAAAACGGCGTTGTAGCCTATCAGGGGATCGTGGATGATGTCGAAACCGACAAAACAGGCGTGACCATCTCTGCACAGCCATTGATGGCGCTGTTTGATGTTGATGTGCATTTTGACCGCGCCACATCCTCCAAAATAGAGCAGTTTATCGCCGGTATCATAACGGACAATTTCATTTCCTCCCATGATGCATTACAAAACATCACCGGCATGACGGTGGAAACGACCTCCGAGACCACCGGAGCGCTGAACCTCAAGGATAACATCCACAGCTTTTACGAGATCATTACCAAATCCTTGACAGCTTACGGCATAGCCATAAACATGGCCTTTGACCCGCAGAATAAGGCTATTACCGTTACGGTTGGAAAGGTAAGTGAAAGCGCTGTCATCGAAGCAAGCCTACAAGCCATTGTGGATAAAAATATTATCATTGGCGACAGCTCCGGCCAGCTGAACAAGGTGACCATCTACAACAAGTCCGATGAGACGCAGCGCATAACCTACTATCTGCATCCTAACGGCAAGGTCGACACAAACAACACGGACAGAATTACACCTGTGTTTTTTGCGGCGCAGTTTTTGGAAACGGATATCAATTTTGAATCTGCTGCATACAAAAAGGCTTACGAAGCGTTAAGCCCGCAAAAGTATGACAACATGATCGAGCTGACTGCCCGAAACGACTGTGGCGTACTTGACACCTCGATGGCCATCGGCACAGAGGTTTTGGTCATTGATGGCGACAGTAGTTACAAATCTATCCTTACCGGCTATGCAAGGTCGCAGGATGTTACAAAAATGACCTTCGGCGTTGTCCGTGCCGACCTTACCAAAATTTTGATCCTTGAAAGGAGGGCAAACGCATGATAACGCTGCTCCAGTATAACGCATCTATCGTAACTCCAACGGATGATGCGTATCTGTACAACCACCTTATCAACGACAGCGGCATCTTTACGGGCGTTGAGGTAACTACACAGGGCAGTAACATCATAAATGTTTCCGATGGCCGTGGTATAATCCTCGGCCGAAACTTTGTTGTGGAAGCCCAAACGATCAATGCGACGCTTCCGACCAGCGGCTCTGTCCCCGGTCGATTGCTTATCCAAATTGACATGGCAAACACCGAAGCACCGATTTCTTTTGTGACACAGGCGCAAGACCCGCTTCCGGCGCTGGTGCAGGAGGATATCAATGCAAGCGGTACTGTGTACCAGCTGCCGATAGCCACTTACACAGCCCAGCCCACAATGATCTCCGATTTGCAGTATGTAGCGCACACCATCAGCCCCGGTACTGTTGCGAGCTTTAACGGCCGCACCGGAGCGGTGACACCGCAAACCGGCGATTACACCGGCAGCCAAATCAAAATCCCCGGCTACAAGCAGGCAACCTCCCGGCAGAATGTAACCGCAACAGACACGGTAACGCAGGCCATCGGAAAGATGGAGTACAAGATAAACCGGGCGGTTGTTATTAAGCAGCTTTCGCTTCCTGCGGCATCTTGGCTCGGCTCCGAAAGTCCCTACAGCCAGACGGTAACCGGCCTTGGGACTACTGCCAATAGCAAGGTGGATATCCAGATCGACACCGCCGCCTACAACACCATGGTTGATAGCGGAACCGGCGCTATCTATGTAGCGAACGACAACGGCACTATTACGGCCTATGCCTTGGGCGACAAGCCGACCGCGGATATTACCTTACAGGTAGCGATTTCGGAGGTGGTGAAAGGGTGAGCCTCGTCGGAAGATACACAACCCCAACCCACATTTTTACCGTCCCGTTTGATACCGGCACCATCTCAATGATGGCCGTTATCTACAAGCAGGGCGGCAATGTCGTACTTGTAAAAGACCTTGAGGATTGCACGCTGGGAGATAAAACCGTTTCCTGTACTCTTACAGAGGAGGAAACTTCACTTTTCAAACCAAACCCGCAGGTGCAAATACAGCTGCGTGTTGGTATTGGCAATGCGCGGCTTAATTCCAATATCCTCAATGTATCTGTAGCAGATGTCCTTAAAGATGGCCTTTTGGATGATATCGCGGGCGGTGATACAAAATGATTTTTCAGACTACATTCCAATCCTCTGAAAACCAGTTTCAAACCGCTTTTGCATCTCCGACATCTACTTTTGCAATTACATTCGGCAGCGTGGTTGGCGTAGCGGCGGAAGTCTATAAGGGCGAGTACACGGTTACCCCTTCTGTTACCGACCAACTGCTGTTGACAAAGGAAAAAATGTTGAAAGATAACATGACCTTTATGGCGGTGCCAAAACAAATCGTAGAAAACCCCTCTGGGGGACAAACAGTAACTATAGGAGGCTGAAAATGGCTGATACAAAGTACAATTCCAAAATAATCTTTTACGGTGAAACCCTGATGGACTTGACCGGCGATACAGTTGATGCGGCAAGCCTGCTTAAAGGCAAAACGGCACACGATAAGACCGGCGCACCCATTACCGGTACCTGCCCTTACAATGCCGATACATCCGATGCTACCGCCACCGCTGCTGAAATCCTCAATGGCAAAACCGCCTATGTGGACGGCGCTAAAGTAACCGGCTCTATGCCGAACAAGGGCGCCGTTTCCCTCTCCATCGTTGACAAATCCCCGGTAGCAATCCCTGCCGGTTATCACGATGGCTCCGGCTCTGCTGCCATCGACAGCACCGAAGCCGCAAAAATCATTGCCGGTAACATTAAATCCGGTGTGTCCATCCTTGGCGTAACCGGTGATTACGCCGGTGAGTTGACCAAGGGCCAGAAAAAGACCGTAACCCCGGCCAAAGCACAGTTTAGCGTCCTCCCCGATGATGGCTATGACTTCCTTTCTGAGGTAGTCGTAAACGGAGTGCCGATTGCTTATGCCGATAACCCCGCAGGAGGTCAGACCGTAACGATTGGAGCGTGATTTGAATGGCGGTAAACAAGGTGGAATACTTCGGAAACACCCTTATTGATATTTCCGATACGACCGCCGAGGAAAGCGCTGTTGTGGCCGGAAAAGCCTTTTACAAGGCAGACGGCACAAGGGCGACAGGAACCGCCGATTACCAGCCGAAAATCACAACGCAAACCGTTTCCCTTAGCTCCGCTTGGAGCGGCAGCGGCCCGTATTATCAAACGATACTTACGGGCCAAGCCGCCGGTCTCCAAGTCAACCTCAATCCCACTATTGACCAGCTTGCAGCACTCGCAGATGCTGGTGTTACCTCGATGGTGGCGGCAAATGAAAACGGAACGGTAAAGATATACGCAGCTGGTGCGGCTCCTGCGGCGATGAGCCTACAAATCACAAAGATTATGACTTATTAAGGAGGACAATAAAATGAGCGTAATTTATGGTAACCCAATTATTACCAACGGGGGGGGTAAAACTCAACATTGATTACGGTGCAACCCCTCCCACAGACACCACCAAGCTCTGGGTACCATTGGCAACAAAGCCGAGTGCTGTTGAGTGTAGTCCTGTGTTGGATTATGGCGATGATATTTTCGTTTCGCAGCCTTATACTGCTATACCAAATGAACAAAAAGTAAGTTCATCATTTGCCAATGTTGGTAGTAGCGTTTATATCATTGGTGGTAGTAATTCTAATTCTACTACTGCTGTTCAGTCTAAAAATATTAGCTGTTACAATGTTTTGAGCGGTTCTCTTATCACAAAAACAGCTAAATTGCCAATGCCGTTAAGTGCTACATTTTGTGCAGCAATAGGAACAAAAATATATATTTTTGGCGGCCGTGAAGTAGTCAATATCTATCAAGGTATTTATAACTACAATACAAATGTTTATTGCTATGATACAGTTGCGGACACGATTGAAACATTAAGCGTAAAACTTCCGAAAACCATGTGCGCGCGGAACAATCCTTATGGGTGTATTTCAGTAGGAACAAAAATATATACGCTTGGATGGTTTACCGATAGCAATGACAGTTTTGAAATATATTGTTTTGATACTGTGTCGAACACATTTTCTCTGTGCTCTGGTGCTGCTCCATATATTGGTGGCTTGGCCGCTTGCGCGATAGGTAAAAGAATATACTATTTTGGAGGAAGAGTGAGCGGTGGCGCAGGAAGTAACTCAATACAGTATTATGATACGGTTGAGCAAAAAGTAACGCAGATTACGCAACGATTACCTGTAAGCACATACGGTATTGGCTGTTGTACTGTGGATGGAAAGATTGTTTATTTGTTTGGTGGATTTTCAGAAAAAACTAAAATATATAAATTCGATACTCAAAGTGAAACGCTTGAGGTTGTTAATTCCACTATTCCAGTTCAAATTTACGGAGAGTGGTGTTCTTCTGTCGGATTTGATATTTATCTTATAGGGGGCACTTCCGGTAGCGGCACTTTTTATACTTCTGTTGAGAAGTTTTCTCTATCTACTCCACTTCAGCAAAATAATCTATTCTTGCAGGCCGACTTTGGATTTGATAATCCATTCCCTCTCATAGATGACGGCAAAACAAAGATAACTGCTTATTTGCGCAATGCTTATCTTGGGGACAACAACAACATAGCACAATTAACAAATGCATATCTGTATGACACAGCTTCGAGCCAATGGAAATCCCTCTCCGGTGAAAGCTATGTAGCAGATATGCAGAACGCACTAAATATATTAGGGGTGACTTAAATACTCACCCCGGAAAGGGTGAATATGAGTATTTTAGGAAATCCCATTACGCTGGGTGGCGGCGGAGCTGATTTGAACATTGACTTTGGCTCCACACCTCCCGCAGACACAAGTAAGCTGTGGGTTCCGCTGGCAACAAAGCCGAATAAGACTTCCATTATCTCCTACTTTGATGGCCAAACAGGGAATCTTCAATCGATTGGTTCTTTTTCTCCAGAGTCTGGTGCTGGCTATGGGTCTTTAACACCAAGAATGGTGGGGGATGAACTTTGGGTCGTGCGCGTCAACACATTTACGAATAGTGTTGAAAGAACTGTTATAGCGAAATTCAATCTCAAAACAAAGCAGTTTGTTGAAACCTTAACAGCATATAATATTGGCTATATGGGATGCGGAATTGTAAAAGTTGGAGATAAGATATATTCGCTAAACACGAGATATTCAAGTGGTGGTTATGCCTACACCGAGGATAAAATGTGTATTATCGACCCGACAACAGGAAGGTATAACCGTACCACTCTTTCAATCAATGCAATTATTCCATATGCTTTTACAAGTGCAGTTACAGATGGGAAATACATTTATGCTCTTGGCGGTTCTAATAGCGACTCCGTTGATAGGATGTTGGTTATCGACCCTGAATTATTGAAGATTACAAAAACCATCTATTTTGGAACCAGCTTGTTTCGTGCCACAAGCATTATATACTATAACGGATTTGCATATTTCGCTTACAACAATACTTTAACGGTATTGGAATGTACGACTCGTATAAAAAGAATAAATCTAACAACATTTGAACATTCTGACATATACCAAAGTGGAGCTGATATGAAGTCAAGCTATCAATGGTCGCTTACAAATGATGGCGAAACGGCATTTTTGGCTTGGGCAAGCTGGGGAAACGCATCTTCAAGCACAAACTATTCATCGAAAACGTTAAGGTTTAATCTCCTTGACACAAATATAAACCCTGTTGTTGTTAGCGAACAAAAGCCCGGAAATGGCACGTCAAGATTGTTCCAAGAGGCGCACCTTGGAAATATTTATTCTTGCTTGGACGACACCTTATATACAATTCCTTACAAGCGTGACTTGGCGAGTGGTGATTTGGCGATAACTGCCGATGTTTCCCGTGACGGTATTGATATTTTGGCCGACAAGAATAATTCTATCTTCATAAATCCGATATCGGTTTATCTTGGGGATGAAAATTCCGTAGCGCAGAAAGTGGATGCATATTTGTACGACAACGCAGATGGAAAGTGGAAAACGCTTGACGGTGTTTCTTATACAGCGGATATGCTCAACGCACTTAACATTATGGGGGTGAATTAAATGGGCTACTATACCGAAAAGGCCAAGGAAGTAAAAGCAAAGCAGGAAGCCGAAGTGAACGAACTGCTCCAGTTAATCGCTGATGCAGTAGAAGAAAAATACCAAGAAGATATGGAGGTCATCAACAATGTATAAGATGATGAAAAAGCTGATTGAGAAGAAGTTTTACAAGACTGCTGACGAAGCACAGGGCAAGCTGGATGTATTTTTTGCCTGTAACCGTCTGACCGATGACGAGTACAGCGAGCTGACGATGCTTGTGGAGACTACTTATACTGCGGAGGTGTAAGCCTATGGAGCCGAGCGTTATTGTCGCAATCGTAACTGGCATCGCATCGGTCGCTGCCGTAGTCATAACAAATAACAAAAGCAACATGGAGCGTGACAACAAGGCCGATATCGAACGAGCCGTTACCATCGAGAAGCTGGACGAGCTTACAAGAGAGGTAAGACGGCACAACGGCTTTGCGGAGAGAATTCCCATCTTGGAGGAACGGACAACCACCCTCACCAAAAGAGTAACCAACCTTGAGCAGAAGAAAGGAGCTTGAACATGAACGAATTTGTAACTTGGACTTCCCTCGGTACTTACGCAGGCGCAGTCATGATGGTCACCATCATCACCCAGTTTTTGAAGCAGACCCCCCTGCGGAACATCAACACTAACCTCTTGGCCTATGTCGTATCGGTACTCATCCTTGTAGGCGCAGAAGCGTTTACGGGAGCCGAGCTGACGGTGCAGGGCGTTATCCTGTGCCTGCTTAATGCGGTTATCGTGGCCTTGGCTGCCGGTGGTACTTATGATGCTGCCACAACTGGCATGATTAAACACACTGATGTGGCTATTTTGGATGCCGAAGGAAAGGGGGAAGCCTAATGGCTTTCCTCTCTCCCGACAATGTACGCTATGATAACGGCGTAAAAATCTGTGAAAAGCTTATTCCTGATAGCG